AAGGCCAAGCCGTGGATTCTCAAGCATGAAGGCAAAACATATACTGCCGTGTACTCTATGGGTCAGTCAGTTTATGAGGTCTTTGAAGATGGGATGTTCTTCATGAATATCAACATGAAGTCACCCACAAAAGCTAAACAATTCCTTCAACAATGGTTAGTGTCTTGAATAACCTTGTACCGTGTAGGGTTTTGTCTCAATGATAGAATCCTATGCAGTGCACTGTAACGCACTAACTCCTACCAGTGAGTGACTGGCAAACTTCAAGGATTTATCATGCAAGCTATCCAAACCAAGTATCTACCAGTAACCAGCACCAAAAGTTCACGCATTAAAGCCACTTGTGCTGCGGGGTCTGTGACCATTGCTTACCCTCATGAACTATCAGGTATGGACTGTCACGCCAAAGCTGCTTACGCTTTGCTTGCTAAGATGCACTGGGATTACAAGCGGGTAGGTGGTCAACTTGCTGATCATAGTTATGTCTTTGTTATGGTTGATCCATTGTCTAATGTCTAAGGGGTTAGCCGTGAAAACAGATTTCAAAGTTTATCCACGTAAAATTCATGTGTACTTTAAAAAGCCTTCGGGCTTATGGTACGCATGGTCAACTAATGCTTATCGGACATGCCGGGAAGCGACACAGGCGGCTAAGGCTGAACGTCCTCAGTGGGACTTTAAAGCATCTTTTGCAAAGGATTAACCATGCCACGCTATGAAGTACAGTTCCTCTCCACTGGTATAGTGGCCTTTAGCGCCACTGAACGAGCTATCTGCCAACACTGGTACGAGTGTAACAACTATGGGCCTGAAACGCCCTATTGTGACCCTGAAACGGGCGAGATTGACCCGAATAAATGGGTGAAGGGTGATTGTCTTGAATTATTTAAGGTGGTACGATGCACAAAAGCAAACTAACCATGTGGCCCTTCCCTGTCTTCCCTAATCCACTCGATACAGGCTACAAGAAGCCTAAGTTTAACCCCGCTAACCATGAGGAATCACCGCTGTGAACGATGTTATCTCTACGTCATATATCTATGATTACCACCTAGGCGAAGTCGAGGATTCTATCTTCCACTTCGAAGGGGAAGCCACTGTGGAACAGTACGACCCACACTACAAACCAATTGTGACAATCAATAGCGTTTACATTGATGGCAAAGAACTACCAAAGCCACTACAATCAGTGTGGTTAATTGATAAGCTTGAAGACCACGTGTTGACATTGTGGACACTTGAACAACGGAACAAAGCATAATGAAACCCTCACACTTGACAACACCTCGCACACTCGATGAATGTTACTTTGAGCCAAGTGGACAAGCCATCGAAACAATGCCAAATAAGCCTAGGAGTCTATGGTCTATAATCGTTGGACTATTCTTGACACGCTAATATGCACTTTAAAAGCCTTTAAAGGACCTTTAAAGGCACTTTTAACCAGTGACTAAGGGCAATGTAGCCTGAACACCTATTAGGAGCTTTAAATGAGTAGATGCCAATGCTGTGACAAACGACTATCCGACTATGAACTGACCTTGAGACATGCCATGACCAATGAGTTTATGGACACATGCATGGACTGTCTGAGCGAGATAGCAGAGTCTGTGCCTTTGATGGTCAAAGGTAGGAAAGACCTTCTTGTCAGTGTGGACAATGAAAAAGAGCTTGACAAAGATGAAGAACTGTGATACCCTATACTTTATAGTACTATGACATTTCATAGAAGTTACATAGAAGTTAAATATTATAAGATAACTTATATATATCTTTACTTTAATGTAACTTTAACGTATAGTAGGTAAATGTTGATAACTTTCATTAAAAGGTAATTTTATGCATGATATGATCATGGACACAGACAACGATTATGAGGCACATATGGATGATGTCTTAAGGTTTGAATGCTGGTATCATTCAGTTATTGATGATGTCGCTAACCTCATTCAAGCCAATGGCTATGATAAAGTTATGGTTGACGTACAGGAAGCACTGAAGCGCATAGAGGACAACAGGGAATGATTGTCTTACTTTGTCTGGTTGTCTTCACACTCTTAAAGGTTGTTTTATCATGAGTAGAAAGATTGAAGCTAGGATCGGTCACGGTCGTGCCGATGTAGTCATCGAATACAGTGCCGATCGAGACTATGATGAGCGAGGTGAATTCTGGGATGTTGACTGGGATAACGTTAAAGTGTTCCTGTTCGATATTAATATTGCTGATGCCTTAGGTGACTCAGAGTGGCAAGAAGTACAAGAATTAATTGAAGAGGATTTACCATGAGCAATGGACACCAAAGAAACTTTATCTGGATACTGTGGGCCTTCATCGTGCTGATGCTGGGGCTGCTGACATTGAGGAGTTGTTTATGACTTGTGGAAAACTTTTAGCACCCGGACAATGGTGGAGCTTTTGCGGCGAGACTGACATGGGTCAGACGCTGCCTGTCAAATGCACTGCGTGCGGCGGCGAATATCACTTGGCATCACCAGAGGTGCAAGCTGAGCATGATCGCAAAAAAGCTGAGTGGGCCGAGAAGACTGCCGCAGATAAATTCTTCAACCTTTACACAGGAGAAGGCGCAAGCAAAACCATTGAGCACAGCCTCGGGTGGGAACCAGCCTTCTTGCTGGTCAAGCAGCGCGATGGCAATCACAAAGTGGTGGACAACCCTAACTACGTTGAGCCACAGCCGACTGAGCCAGAAAAAGATGACGAACCAGAGGCTGCTGGTGCATGGGTCATTCGATCCAGCCCTTACTTTGCAACGCACTTGCCGTGCTTAAGCAAACCCGCATGGTGGCGCAGAACTTTGGTGAAGCTGGCAACAGGATGGACTTGGGAGGATCAAAAATGACTACCCGCCGTGGATTCCTTGGCTTGCTGGCCGCAGCAGGTATTGCGGCAGTTGCCGGGCCTGCTTTGCCCAGCACTCCAGCGCCAGCGCCAAAACCTGCGCCTACCCCGAAGGCTGGTGACAGCTACGAAACGCTGACCTTCAGGCGTTCGCCGGGATATTTCGACGTCGTGGTGTTCACTGGAATCGGAGCAACGCTGAAGCTGCCCAACAGCCTCGGCGATGAGATTGGCTGCATCATCCTCAAGTGCACAACAAAGGCAAGCCCTTGGCATGTGCTGGAAATTGACAAGGCCGAGGTCGTGTTGCCCGAGCAGTTCAACGAGGCAGGCGAGCAATACGTGGCCTATCAATTCGGCAAAGAGGCGATGCCGAAGATTGAGCCGTATTTGGGAAAACTTAAGGAGATGCAAGCATGAGCACACCTTTCAATCCAGTGTGGTTAGAGATGGGCGCTATTGTTCCGGTTGATTGCGCCACCACCTATGCGCTTCTTGATGAAGTAAAGCGCCTGAGAGATGGGCAATGTTTGCATCAGAAAGAATGGCGTGACCTCACCAAAGAGCAGTGTTGGGATCTTTTGACCACTCATCGTAACGATCCTTTCGCTCTGCTTGTTGAGGTACAGAAAGCCTTGGAGAAGAAGAACCATGGATGATCTAGTCTATCGCCTACGCAAACGAGCAGAGATACGCAGGCAGATCAGCACTCGCAAGTCTGTGCAAGAAGGACAGCCTGATCGTATTGCAGATCTGCTGGAAGAAGCTGCTGATGCGGTAGAGCACCGTGGATGGGTGGGGCTGACGGATGAGGAAATACGCCGAATCGCGTGTGGTGACGTTGAATGTTGGAGTTGGTCAGAGGCAGCACTGTTTAAAAGCATTGCCCGCGCCGTCGAAGCCGCACTCAAGGAGAAGAACCAGTGACTGAAAGGAACGTAACATGACATCCCGTTTCCTCAAACATATAGCCTGTGAGCACTGTGGCAGCACTGACGCGAACTCGCTCTATGACGATGGGCATACACACTGTTTCAAGTGCGGGACAACCGAATTTGAACATGAACATGAAGAAAGATCAGTTATGAAGGATGCTATTGCTCCTAAGAAGTTAGAGATTAAGGGACAGATTAAATCTATTCCTGATCGTGGTATTAGTCAACAAACCTGTGAAAAGTACGGAGTTACCCAAGATGAACAAAATCACTATTACCCTTACACGTCCGTGGATGGAAGATATGTGGCAGCAAAACAACGAAGAGTTAAGGACAAAGCTTTTAGCATTCTTGGAGATTTCAGAGAAGCACAGTTATTTGGTCAACATCTCTTTCACGAAGGAGGAAAGTACGTCACAATCTACGAAGGAGAATTGGATGCTCTCGCAGGGTTTCAGATAACAGGCTCTCAGTGGCCTAGTGTCTCGATACGTAATGGAGCACAGGCAGCTTTAAAGGACTGTAAGGCTCAGTATGAGTGGCTGAACAGCTTTGAGTCAGTGGTGATCTGCTTTGATGGTGATGAGCCGGGTAAAAAGGCTGCTAAAGAAGTAGCTGAACTGTTCGGTAACAAGGCTAAGATTGTGCAGCACAAGAGTGGTTACAAAGATGCCTGTGACTACCTTGCAGCAGGGGCTACGAAGGAGTTTGTCAATGAGTGGTGGAAGGCTTCACCGTATGTACCTGATGGGATTATCAATGCTGCTGATTTATGGGAGGAGATTTCCAAGCCCGAGTCAGTGGCAGAGGCACAGTACCCTTGGGCAGGCTTGAACAAGCTCTTGTACGGTATCAGACCTGCGGAGTTGATTACGGTCACCGCAGGGAGTGGATTAGGTAAGAGTCAGTTCTTGAGGGAGATTCTGTACAACCTCTTGAAGACAACCAGTTGGAACATAGGTGGGTTATTCTTGGAGGAGTCAACAAGGAAGACAGCTAGGAGTATTATGAGTCTCCATGCTAACAAATTGTTACATTTGCCTGATACGCCTACAACAGAACAGGAGCTTAAAGATGCTTTTGACGCTACTCTTGGAACCTCTCGTATTTATCTTTTTGACCATTTCGGTAGCAGTGATGTTGATAACATTAGTAACCGTATTCGATACATGGCAAAAGCGTGTGACTGTAGGGTTGTATTTCTTGACCATATTAGTATTGTGGTCTCTGGTCAAGACCTTGGAGATGAGCGCAAGGCTATAGATAACATGATGACTAAGCTTCGGACACTGGTGCAAGAGCTGAACATCACCTTGATCTGTGTGAGTCACTTGAAGCGACCGCAAGGCAACCAAGGCCACGAGGACGGAGGTAGTGTGTCATTGTCACAGCTACGTGGTTCAGGGGCTATTGCACAGCTAAGCGATGCAGTGATTACATTGGAAAGGAATAGCATGGCAGAGAACGAAGAAGAGCGACACTTGACTAAGATTGCAGTGGCAAAGAACAGGTACAATGGCGAGACAGGGCCAGCTTGTAAGCTTCAGTACAATAGTTACACTGGACGTATGAATGAGGTTGAGGAGGAAGTGTTATGAGCGAAGCGTCGAGTGATGGCGGTAAAGGCTCAGCGCCTAGGCCTATTCCTGATCCTCAAAAGTTCAGGGATAATTGGGATGCTATCTTTGGAAAGAAACAAGAGGACAAACCTAAATGACGATTGAACATTTAATCGTAGGGGCTACCGGAGTAGGTTATCTGGTGGTAGGTGTGCTACAATGGAGCAAGGGAGAAATCTCTAACGGGATGATCTGGACAGGTTATGCCTTTGCTCAGATTGGGTTGTGGTTAAACATTAAGTGACATAGTCACGTAAAGTAAGGATTGCTATGAGGATTGTCCTCGACATTGAGACAAACCTAGCACACGACAAGATTCATCTTGTTGTGACTAAAGACATTGACACTGGAGAAGTAAAGTCATGGAAAGTAGCCGACAGCCTGCGGGAGTATTTAAAGGACGTATCGTTGATAGTCATGCACAACGGCATTTCTTTCGACGCACCCGTATTGAATCGCTTATGGAAGACGAAGATTCGATTGAATCAGGTCTACGATACATTGATAGTAAGCAGGCTTCTCGATCCGAGCAGAGAGACAGGACACAGCCTAGAAGCGTGGGGACGAACTCTAGGGTTCAACAAGATTGACTACACCGCTGTATGGCAGTGGATGATGGACAGGAAAGAGGAGTACAAGGGTGAATGCTTTGACAATCCTATTGACGGGCTTCTTAGTGATTACTGCGTTAGGGATGTTGAAGTTACTTGTAAGCTTTACCATCATTTGGTTAGTGAGTTCAATCAGAAGGAGTTTAGCCTTGAATCGTTAGAGCTTGAACAAAGTGTTGCAGCTATCATTGCTCAACAAGAAAGGAACGGATTTAAACTTGACCAAATCTACGCAACCTGTCTACTTACTGACATCAAGTCAAAAGTGGCAGGAATATATGAGCAGATGCAGCAACGATGGCCTCCTGTCACGGTTGAACGATTCTCTGACAAAACAGGAAAGAGACTCAAGGACAGCGTGGTTACTTTCAATCCGGGAAGTAGACAACAGATCGGAGAGAAACTCAGAGAGCTAGGATGGAAGCCTAAGGACTTTACTCCTACAGGTCATCCTATCGTTGACGAAGCTGTGCTAGAGAAGTTGAACATACCTGAAGCTAAGATCATTGCTGAGTATCTGATGCTGAACAAACGAATCAGTCAGATTGAATCATGGATGGAAGCTGTAGGTAAGGACGGTAGAGTACACGGTAAGGTGATCACCAATGGTGCTGTTACAGGTCGTATGACCCATAGCAGCCCTAACATGGCACAGATACCTAATGCAGGTAGCATCTATGGCCCTGAGTGCCGTGAGTGTTGGACTGTGGAAGATGGTAACGTATTGGTAGGCTGTGATGCTTCAGGTTTGGAGCTTCGTATGCTTGCTCACTATATGAAGGATAATGCTTATGTCAGAACTGTCTGTGAGGGATCATCTAAAGATGGAACAGATGTTCACACTGTTAACCAAAGAGCAGCAGGACTATCTACACGGGACAATGCTAAGACTTTTATCTACGCCTTCTTGTATGGGGCGGGAGATGCAAAGATTGGTAGCATTGTTGGAGGAAGTGCAAAGGACGGTTCAAAGCTCAAAGCTAAGTTCCTTGACCAGACTCCAGCCTTACGTAAGCTCATCGAACGAGTTGGCAAACAAGCAGCTAAAGGATGGGTTCCCGGCTTGGATGGAAGACGCATATGGGTGAGATCGGAACACGCTGCATTGAACAGCTTACTGCAAGGTGCAGGAGCTATCGTAATGAAGAAGGCTTTAGTGATCTTTGACAACAAACGTAAGGCTAACAAATGGCCTGTTAAGTATGTTGCCAATGTCCACGATGAGGCACAGCTTGAATGCCCTAAAGATATTGCTGAGGATGTAGGTAAAGCCTTCAGACAATCTATCATTGAGGCAGGGGAGTTCTATAAACTACGGTGTCCATTGGATGGCGAATACAAAATAGGAAGGAACTGGCGTGAAACGCATTGACGATGAAGACGGGGAGTACCTAGGAAGTATTCGCTTTGATGTCTTTGAAAATAATTTTGATATTTCTAAGACAGATAGCTTGACATTTGAGGATGTTTATGCTATCCTATATGCATCTCTTGAGTACTTACAGGGAGTAGCAAAAGACATGGAAACAGTTAAGAAGATCAAGGATCAACTTCACTGAGGTAAGAATTAGCGAGTGTGATGAAACTGGTCAACATAGCAGATTTAAAATCTGCCGCCGAAAGGCTTGCGGGTTCGAATCCCGCCACTCGCACCAAGTTTCGCTCGAAAGAGCTTTTATAAAGGAAGATGAAATGAGCAGTATTAAACCCGTTAAAGTCTCTGGTTCCCTCTATTGGGCTAATTGGATGGCAAACTTCAACACTAAGTTTAATGAGGACAACGACAAGTACGAATGCACTCTCGGTGATCTGTCTGATAAAGCAGCAGCAGCCTTGGAAGAGTTGGGTATCAAGATCAAAGAGAAAGACACACAAGGCAAGTATATTGTCGGTAAGTCTAAGTTTGTGTTTGAGCCTGTAGACGCTGATGGTAACAAGGTTGACATCTCTGCTATCGGTAACGGCACTAAGGTAACAGCACTGGTTAGCTCTTACCGTCACAAGATGTCAGCTAAGTTCGGTGCTGCTCCTTCGATTCAGAAGATTATCGTGACTGAGTTGAAGACATACGTGCCTGAAGGCGAAGAAGAATTGGAAGATGTCCTCTAAGGTTCAGGAGAGGCCTAAGAAGTTATTGGTGGATGCCGATTATTTGATCTATGCCATCGGATTTACGTGTGAGGATGTTTCAGAAAGAACAGCAAAGAACAGGTTAGTAGAGACACTTGAAAATCTAGTCTACGTACACCTTAAAGCTGACTCTTATGAAGCATTCCTGACAGGTAAAGGTAACTTCAGATATGATATTGCTAAGACAGTACCTTACAAGGGTAATCGTAAAGATGCCGCTAAGCCTCCTTATTACCAAGAGCTTAGGGATCATATGGTTAAACGGTTAGGTGCTGTCGTAGTAGAAGGACAAGAAGCGGATGACGAGGTAGCTATACGGATGTCTAAAGAACCTGATACATACACTCTAGTAGGTGTGGATAAGGACTTACTTCAGATACCCGGATGGCACTTCAATCCATCAAAAGACTTGGAGCAATATGTTGATGAGTTTACTGGGTACAAAGCATTTGTTACGCAGATGCTCACCGGAGACAGGACGGATAACATTCCCGGCTTGGAAGGAATTGGCCCGAAGAAGGCAGATAAAGCTCTTAAAGACGCTAAGACGAAACAAGCACTTCTGGAAACAGCGTGGGAAAAGTATCAAGAACTGGGGCATACGCTTGAGTATTTTACAGAACAAGGGCAGCTACTATGGCTAAGACGTTATGAAGGGGAGATATGGCAACCAAACCTAAGCCTTTAACGGCTAAGCAGGTAGCAGCTAAGTACGGCTTCCGCAGTGGCTTGGAAGAGCGCATTGCGGAGCAGTTGGACAAGGCAGGTGTTGAATACACGTATGAGAAGTTGAAGCTAGACTATGTAAAGCCAGCATCGAAGCACGTATACACACCTGACTTTGTGCTCTCTAACGGGATTATCATTGAGACTAAAGGTAGGTTCTTACTTGCTGATCGTCAAAAGCATATTCTTGTTAAGAGACACAATCCAACACTTGATATTAGGTTTGTCTTCAGCAACTCTAATGCAAGGATTAGCAAAACAAGCGCCACGACATATGCACAATGGTGTATAAAGAATGGATTTAAGTATGCTGATAAAACTATTCCAGAGGAATGGATGAATGAGTAAGGAATCACGATGAATAGTATTTTTAAACTGTTAGAAAACCCTAACTTAAAAGATGTAGTGTATGATGTGATTGACATCCTTGTTGTCGAACGATTGCAAGAACATTACATCATGTGTTTAGACTTTGATGACTTTGATACAGCTAAGGACATCCTTGCTGTACTTCGTTACTTCACTACCTATGAAGAGTTCAATGCTTTCTTAAAGGAGACTCGTGATGCAGGTTACACTGATCAAGGAAAACAGTGATGGCTCAGCTAACTACAGCTTTGACCTGACTAAGGAAGAAGAACAAAGCTTAATCCGTATGGGTATCTTAGCTGCTTTGAAAGAAGCTATCCGACTAGGCGATGAATTGAAAGTAGTAGAGGAAGAAGAGAATGAACAAAGTACGGACAGTCTGGGCAACTCCTGAAGGTGAAGACCTCATAGCGTACATGGCTCGTGTCAGTGCTCCTGCTAACCAAGATAACAAAGAGACAGCACCTAAGCTGATCAAATATCTTATCAAGCACAAGCACTGGAGTCCTTTAGAGATGGTTAACATCTGTATGGAGATTGAGACTACCCGTGACATTGCTAGGCAGATTCTTCGGCATCGTAGCTTTAGCTTTCAAGAGTTCTCTCAGCGATATGCAGAAGTAGATGCCTTTGAAGTCTCCGAAGCACGTATGCAAGATGAGAAGAATAGGCAGAACAGCTTAGAGACACAAGACTTGTCCCTGATGTATTGGTGGGAAGGTGCTCAAAGGCGTGTTCTAGGTGATGCTAGGTTCATGTATGAATCTGCTCTTAAGAAAGGCATTGCAAAGGAAGTAGCTCGTAAGCTTCTCCCTGAAGGCCTGACAATGAGTAGGATGTATATGAATGGTACACTTCGTAGTTGGTTGCACTACATCGACATTCGATGTGATGCAGCTACTCAGAAGGAACATCGAGATGTAGCCGAACTCTGTAAAGCAGAGATTGTTAAACACTTTCCGAATGTAATTTCATATGCTAATTGATCCACCACGAGGATGGGCTTACGGGTTTCCTAAGAAGCTACCTAGTCCACCTCCCGACAACCTCCATCAATGGTTAATCGAACAAGGTTATCCAGAGGAGGAAATTAAAACCTACGGCAAATACTTCTTTTGTCGTTACATTGCAGAGGATGACAATGACACTAAATGAATATCAGGAACTAGCCTTTAACACGGCTATGGAATCAGCTAAGAACCCTGCATACATGATCTCTAACTTGACCTCAGAAGCTGGTGAAGTTGCAGGTAAGTATGCTAAGTGGATTCGTGATGGTGTGTTAGATGAGGTAGGTATGCAGAAGGAAGCTGGAGATGTCCTGTGGCAGATTGCAGGACTGTCTACGGTGATGGGCTGGAGCTTGGCAGACATTGCTAGCCAAAACTTACGTAAGCTTGCAGAACGTCAAGCTAACAACACTTTGAAAGGATCAGGTGATGAGCGATAATACAATGCGTACATACTCTTTTAGTTATACCGACTGTGATAGTAAGACATACGAGAAGACTATTACCACTCCCACTGACACTTGGACAGAGTGCATGAACGATTATGTACGATTCCTAGAGTCTATCTTTCAATACAACATCATGGATAGTGTACGTCTAAAAGAACCTGTGTGGTTGACTTCAATATATGAGCATCATCCTGATTATCTTGATCCTTGGACAGGTGCATACTTTGTAGAACAGGAACAATGTACCGAACAGGAAGAAGACAATGAAGATTTTGGTAATCCCGGACTGTCAGATTAAAGAGGGAGTACCTACAGAACACCTTGAGTGGGCAGGTAAGGCAATTTGTGACTATCGACCTGATGTTGTTATAAACATTGGTGACTTTGCAGATATGCCTTCTTTGTCCACTCACGATGTTAAAGGCTCTAAGTACTTTGAAGGTCTTCGATACAAGAAAGATGTAGAGGTTGTTAAGGAGGCTATGAAGAAGCTTCTGCAACCTCTGCGTGACTTGCAGAAGACTCAGAAGGAATCCAAACACAAGGTTTACAAGCCTCGTCTAGTATTAACACTAGGTAACCATGAGAATCGTATCAATCGTGCTGTTAACAATAACCCTACATTGGAGGGTTTGATCAGTGTTAAGGACTTGGACTATGATAAAGATTGGGAAGTACATGAATTCTTACATCCTGTGTTTATCAATGGTGTAGGTTTTAGTCACTACTGGCCTGTGGGTGCTATGGGTAGACCAGCAGGAACAGCAAGTGCTATCATTAACAAGCTGCACATGAGCTGTGTTGCAGGGCACCAACAGGGTAAGCAGATTGCCTATGGTAAGCGAGCTGATGGGAAGCCTATCTGTGCTATCATTGCAGGTAGTTACTATCTACATGATGAGGACTATATGGATCAACTAAGCAATCGTCATTGGCGTGGTTTGGTTGTATTGAATGATGTTAAGGATGGTGGCTTCGATGAGATGCTTCTGTCTATAGAATACTTGGAGCGTAAATATGGCAGTAAACAAGTGTAATTCATGTTTTTACATGAAGATGGATAAAGATTTGGAAGCTCCTTGTGTTACTTGTAACAACTACTCTAATTGGGTTCCTTTTACTGCGTATGCGCCTAATCATGGGCCTCAGACGTTGAAGGAAGCTGTTGATGATTGGTTTAAGAAAGACTATGAGCAAGACGTTGTATCTGAGGAGCTTGATAAGTGGTTTAAAAGGAGTAACGGCGTGACTCAGGAAGACTTCTGGACTAATGCTGATTCTCAGTATGATACAGTTAGTAAGCCTAAGCACTATATGTTATTTAAGTACGATGAGCTGTACAAGTATGAAGAAGGTGTTGAGGTACGGGACGTCATCGAGAAGCTTGTAAACAAGATTCCTCCTGTTTCCCGTGACTATGGTGGATTATTCGTTGCAGACTATGTACAGATGATACAGTACCTGATGCGCTTCATGGACAAGAATGGAGTAGAAGACCTGAAGAAAGCTCGTTGGTATTTAGATAAGCTAATTGATAGCTATGACAAACCTGACTTTTGAAGAGTTAAAAGAGAGACTTGCA